ATTTAGGATGTCTAATTTAGTATGTGTAGTCGTATACGGCATAATATAAGGGTAACCCCCTAGTATTGGCTAGGGGGTTACGTAGAATGTTATGCAGTTGGAACTGTTGCACCAATTGCAGAAGCTTCGTTACAGCGAATCTCACCGAAGACTTCACCCCACATACGGGATGCACCTGCACACATCTTGAAGTAGATGTATGGGATGTTTTTCTTCGCTGGTACACGCCATACGTCACCCTTAAGTGCTGTACCTGTAGCAAACTTAAGTGCTTTTGGTGTTGCAACAAAGCAACGACGCTCGTCACCTCCAGTACCAGTTGAAAGACCTAGTCTTTCACATTGGATGAAACGGAAGCCCATGAATGTTGTTACTTGTCCTTCAGCTAATGCTGCACGAGTAGCGTAATCAGAGTTGATGACTTCTTTAATCGCTAACAAGTCCATAACCTGACGGTGTGTAATGAAACAGTTAACAATGTCATCTTGGCTGATTGCTTCTAAACGTAACATAGTAGCACGAGCTGCTTTAAGTTTAGAGAGTGTTAAACCTGAGTCTGCAGTGCCGTAGCTAGCTCCAATAGAGAAACCTTCTGTATCGGCAGCACCTACTGTGTACTGAGCCTCAGAGTCTACAATATTTCCTTTTGAAATACGACCAACAGTTACAACAGAACTACCTTCAGCAGTAGAAGCAACAGGGAATGTTACAGGTGTTCCACCTGCTTTTCCTGTATACGCTGTGCCGAAGAGTGAGTCAATGATGATGTCGTCAATTTTACGTTTACCAGAAGCAAGTAAAGCTTGTGTGTAAGCGTTCATTGGGTCTGTGAGAACACGTTTTAGATCTTTTTCATCAACATATTTACCTAATTCGTAGTCCTGCAAACCAATACGACGTCTGTCGTGCTCGATGTTTGAATTCGGGTTATCTCCGAAACGAGTTGTAGCATCTTGCATATCCTCGGCAACGCCAATTCGGTCAAAATACTGATACTCCTCGTTTTGAGTTTCTTGTTCGAAATACGGTTGAAGCTTTGATTCAGTTTGCTGGAATGCTTGTTCGAAGCCAGCTCTGAAAGCGTTCACGTATGAAGTTTCAATCTGTGCGTGGTTCAAAGTAGAACCAGTTGCAGATTGCCCAGAAGGCTGGGTATTATCAATTGTATAAGCCATTTTTAATTAAATAAAATTAGAATTTTAGAATTTGTAGTGTTTTTCAACGAGCTACCCTTTCGGACTCATCTAGTTTTACGCAACCAGCGGCTTTCTAAAGCTGTTATTGGACCTAAAAAAATAGGCTACCCAATACATCATCGAATAGCCTACTTTGTAGATAATGTCAAGTAATTTTATCCTTCAGAATACAATTTTGCGTATAAATCAGCTCTTTTGTCTAGTATTTCTTGCCTCTTAGTACGCTGATCCATAGGCAAAGATGCAGGGTTAGTCATAATCAAGGTAGAATGTGTTGTATCTAAGTCTTGAATCTGAGCTTTTAAGTTATGTACATTAGAAGCTGCAAAAGCACTAGGTGCGTTTGAATTAGAACTTACAGGTAAAGAATCACCTGATATCTCAGCTATCTTATTGAAAAGCTTTAAAACACCTGGGTGGTTAGCGACATATGGATTACCTTCTACTAACTCCCTAATTTCAGGGATGTCACCAGCTATAGCCTCGTACGCTTGATTAGAAGCTTCTAGGTTTTTCTCATAAAGATTCCCCCACTCCCCTCTAAGATCCATATTATACTTCTCTAGTGTTTCTTTTTGCTCAGAAGCGTTCATACTTTCAGCGTCCATAATCATAGTGTTATAGGCTCCGAATAGCTGGTTGAATTGGTTCTGAGACAAACCCATAGTTCCTGCTAAGTCTACTATGTCTTGTAATGTAGAGTCATCAAACTCGGGTATCTTTTCAGAGTCGTATCCCTCAGGTAAATTTATAGTGTCGGGAATTTCGTACTCTCCTTCCTCAGGTCTAATCTGTTCATAGTAATCATTCCATTGATCTTCAGTCCAATCTTGTTGAGGAGCTTCTAACCTTTTCTTACCTAATGCACTCTGAGCGTTTACTAATTGATTAGCTAACGACTGAAAGTTTTCAGTTTCGTGAAATGTTTTATGAGTTTTTAACTCATCTGGTAATGTTTCGACAAACTGTTTATATAGATCTGTATTACCAAAATCTATATTAGGTGATTCAGTTTGTGTTGATTCAGGAGCTGGAGTCTCTGAAAGACCCGATCCTAGTGGTGCTGATGTGTTTTCTTCTTCAGACATTTTTGTTTTCTAATTCTAATTTATTTATTAACTGTTGCGGATCGTCTTGACCCAACAATGATAAAAAACTCATGGCAAGCCTTCGCCTACCTTCACACTCTCTTAGTTTATTAGTGTCTGAATGAAACACAGGTTTTGTAACATGACACTCTCTCAAAAGCACCTCAAAGAACCTTTTCCCTGCAGGTGTTTCTAATATAGTGACTAGATCTTCTTTCAGCTTAGCCTTTTGCCTAAGCCTCTCAATAGTTTGTACGACTGACATTATATATTTAGTAAACCGCCCACTTCAGGGTCTGTGGCTCTCGCCTGTGCTATATCTTTTATAGCGCCACCAATTTGAGGTGCGGCTTGTACTGTTTGCATCATTTGTTCTTGTTCTGCTTGAGCCTCTCGCTCAGCATCTAAATCTTTTTGGGACTTAACAACGCTTGGTGGTATATTTCTGTAACGAGCATAACTCTCGAACAGCTCCCTCTCATTTACAGCTTCTAGTACTTCAGGTTTTACTTGAGCTAAAGGAGCTAAGTCCTGCATAAACGCACTTATGTCACTTAAACGTGTAGCGTATTGAGCTTGAGCGCTTGGACTTGTGTACACCACTTCCAGAGTTTTGTTATCCAAAGAAGCTGGAGCTGGTGGTAGCTGTCTGTTTCGATCAAGTAATGTATATGCTAAATTGATAGCAGGTCCTAAATACTCAGCTTCCAATCTATTTAATAGGGGAGCTAATTGGTTTAACATCTGACCACGAACGTCTTGGATCTCTAATACACTTTGTCTCTCTTTTTTCTCTTGTCGTATAATCTGATCAACAAAGAACGAGCGATTAATGGTTTCACGATACATACGTATCATCTCCATTATATATTGTGGTTGATTACCTGCTAAAATTGGTGAAGGCTTCTCACTGCCTGCTTCGTGGAATACGATCTGACGAGATCCGTACTTCATTGGTAGCATAATGCTATCCTCCTCAGCTGTTAGAGTTGGGAAGTTAAGGTACTCAGCAGAAGTCAAAGCTTCTTTTACCATCTTGTTTAGAACTCTTATTTGAGACAAACAAGTAAAGGCTGGACCTCTACCGTACACTTCGTCAGCTAACTTAGACCAACGAGGCACTAGGAAAGTCATATAAGAAGAGCCATCTACTCGGATAGGCTCCTTGAGTTGAGGAGACCAATGTGTTACAGTATATGGTCTATCAGCGCCAACTCTACCACCTTTTTTGCCAGTATCACTTGGCTCAATTGTGTAAATAAGCTCATATTTGTCATGCACGCTCTTAGACTTATGGAATCCCTCCATATTCTCCACCTCTGGGAAAGCCTGCATTAACTGCTTAGCTGACTTGTAGCATCTGTAGTAAACTGTGTCGACGACGCCGTTGTCATCAGTGTCGAAGAACACATCAGCTAAAGGACGTGTTTTAAAAGTAACAACTCCGTTTATATAGGAAACCTGTACAGGGGCTGTTCCGTAAGCACCAATGTCTAAGAAAGCTTCGTGACTAGATGAATAAAACTGCGATTGTGGTAATGACAGTTCATGAAGAATACGGTCTGAAACTTTCTGTAAATACTGTAGCTCATCTTGACTAAGCTCGTTGTGTGCTTTGTCGGCTACTTTTAAATACATCCACCTGTCGGATTTTGGTATAAGGTTAGATGACAAGCCATTAGCAAACATCTGATTACACCACACAGCTGTATCGTCGTAGATCTCCCTAGACCCGTCAAGTTGATTCGGAGTATATCCGTGATCAAACTTATTAGAGTTAGGTCGTACGTACTGCTGTGAGTCTTGGAACATGTGATCCAAATTGGACCTCATGAGCTTCAACTCCTCATACTTTTGCAACAAGTTATGCACTAGATTCCTTTTCCAAGTTTACCGCCTGAAGATCGAGCCCTCTTATTGTTTGAACCATACATCACTCTAGATGCACTGTTTGCGAACGATCTTTGTGT